CTCTATGTAAGGGAAACATGGCAAAACTTTCCCGATGACTATGGTGATAATTGGCTTTATAAAGCTGATGAAGAAAACACCCCATTCGGGAAAGATAACAATAATAATCTTATTTACTTGAAATGGCGACCATCAATCCATATGCCGAAAGAAGCCGCAAGACTATTCCTAAAGGTGACAGATGTTAGGGTTGAGAGGCTGCAGGATATAACTCCATTTGGGGCATGGAACGAAGGATGCCGGATAGGAAATTCCTTTGATTGGAATGAGCATATTCCCGAATTGCAGCAACAATGTCGAGATATTGTTTTTACGAATTTGTGGGATTCGATATATGCCAAGAAAGGCTTTGGCTGGGACGAAAACCCATGGGTATGGGTTATTGAGTTCGAGAGGGGCGAGAGGGAGACAAAATGCCCTTATTACTTAGGACAATCGAACAAGCAAATGATTTGCGATGATCCTCTCAATCAATGCGAAAGAAAAGGAAAAACAATGGAGGAATAGGATGGTCAAAGAAAAGAAAAAAGAGCTTTTGAAGAATAGGCTGCATGAGTTCATAGAAGGGGTCCTGGATCTTGCTGACAACCAGGGCAAGCTTGAACACTTCAGCATCGAGATTAGCAATCATAACGGGAACCTGCAGATGGATCATACACTGCGGGACAGGGACAAGGCATATTGAGCAAAAAGTAAAAACCCAGCTCCTACTGGACAGCCAGCGGATGCGAGACCGGAAAGAAAACCGGCTCCGTCCGCTTTGTTTTTGCATATATATACACAAAATAAGGGGTCGGAAAAGGGGCTTTGATATAGGGAAGTGAAAGTATTTATCTGAAATAGTGGCTTGTAAGTATTGAAAACAGTGGGTTAGGGGGTTATGGGCGAGTAACACATAACCTATGTTATGTCATAGGGGGGTGAGAGGGCTGTATGCGTTGCAATTTCAACGATTACAAGGAATTGTTTGAAAAGAATATGGTTGCAGAAAACAAGGCAAAAAGCACTATAAAATGCTATTTGGGGGACCTCGGGCAGATTGGAAAGCTTGCATTTTTATGCAATGTGACTATCCAGGACATTGACGAAGAAATTGTGGAGAAAATATAGAGCGAATTCTTTGGCCGCGGCCTGTCGGTCAAGACGGTAAACCGGAAGCTCATAAGCCTCAGCCGATACCTTTGCTTTGTTTCTCAATCAGAAGACATTCCTGTTCAATGTGGTGTCAAGATCAAGTTCGCCAAGTTCCAGCACCAGGAGTATCTGAAAGACATGATGTCCGTGGCTGACTTCAAGAGGCTTGTAAGATTCGCCGAGCTGGCCAATGACCATCGGGCGGTGGCGGTCTTCTACACTTTATTCCTGACGGGCATGAGAGTTTCGGAAATGCTGCAGCTGACGCTCGAAAATTCAAAAGACAGCATCATCTCTGTGAGGGGCAAGGGAACCAAGTACCGGAAGATCTTCATCCCAGTCAAGCTCAAAAAGTATTGGGCAAACTATTTGAGGGTCAGGGAGGACACGGATCCAGTGGCATTTTTCACAGGTCCCTGCGGGGCGATGAACCGGCAGACGGTCCACAGGATGACAAAGAAGTATGCCGGCAGGGCAAGGGTGAAGCTAAAGAAGGCCCATGCCCACAACTTCCGCCATCTGTGTGCCTTGGAGATGATCCGGAACGGGCTGACCATAAGCGAGGTCGCTGACATACTCGGCCACAGCGACATCAACATCACGCGGATCTACACGAGGAAGACCGAGAAGCAGCTGCTCAAAGCGATCAACAAAATGTGAGGGAGGAATAGGATGAGAATATATCTTGCGGGGAAAATGTCGGGGTTGTCATTGGAAGAGATGAACGAGTGGAGAATGAGGGCGGAGATACGGCTTCAAGAAGCGGGTTTTAGAATACTTAATCCTGTTGACGTGGAAATCGATGAAAAATCAAGTGACAGAGAGATAGTCGCGAACAATAAAGCCATGATTCGCGGGAGTGACATCATCCTGGCAGAGTTCGATTATGAGGAGCCGAGCTTCGGGACCATTTGCGAGGTCATATATGCCAACAGCCTCGGCATCCCAGTGATTAGCTGGGGCAGATATCCGATACGAAGCCCGTGGGTGAGAGAGCACATCGTAAGGCATTTTGATGAATTGGAGGATGCAGCCGACTATCTGATCAGAAGCTGGAACTTTTGAGGGGAGGGGTGAGAATGACCACAATAGAAAAGCTAAAGCTATACCCGCAGATTCCAAAACTTTTGAAAGACTTGAACAATCAGCTGACGACATCAATGGATGAGAAATATAATATCTGCGTCACGGCAAAGATGACAGGAATGCCTGGATCTAAACAGCCCGGGGATCCTACATACAAGGCGGTAGAGAGAATACTCACGACTCACGACAAGACCATCAGCCGCATATCGAGACAGGTGAGTCGATATGTAAAGCTTCACGCTGACATAAGCCAGGCGCTGCTTGTCTTGACGCCAGAAGAAAAGAGGATCATTGAGCTCCGGTGTTTCTCATGCAGGCATTGGGATGATGTGTCCAGAAGCGTAAGCTATTCGAGGAGACAATGCCATCGGCTATATGATTCAGCTACAAAGAAAATCAAGATATAGGGGTTGAAAAGAAACATGGCACATTATGGCACAAAAAAGAGAGTAGTATGTAAGGTGAGAGGAATGTCTCAGCAGACTATCTCAATTCGGGAGCAAGCATCCAACGGGTGCTTGCTTTTATCATACACAGACGGTGGAAGATGTGGCGAGGAATTTTTCAAGAAGATTCTACAAATCAAAAGCGTGGAGGGATACCAGGGAGTACATACTCAAGCGAGATAAGTATCTTTGCCAAGATTGCAGAGAACCGGCCGAGGAGGTCCATCACATTGTCAAGCTTACTCCTGAGAACATTAACGATATGACCATTGCACTGGGAGAAAACAACCTGGTGAGTCTGTGTAGGAACTGCCACAAGAAGAAACATGTTAAAGACAGAGGCGAGAAGACAGATGCCGGCGACGGCTATGAATTCGACGCCAATGGCTACATGGTCAAGGCCCCCCTATAAATTAACGGGCAGGGGCTCCCCAAGGGACCGGGGGGTGGTCCTTTTTGAAACTGACCGACCGCGCGCGTGGGGGGTGTGGTCTTGGGGCCCGGCCGGCAGGCGGGTGAGACCGCTGAAAGCGGTTAAACATGGCGGAAAATAGCGAAAGAAGGCGAGACTTGTGACGATAAAAAAAGATTTGACAATAGATGAACAGACTGGGGAAAACATAGCGAAAGATGTCGAGGTAATAACAAAAATACAAAGGCAAATACTGAGACAGCGTCGCATAGAGAAACTGGCCAAGACGGAGCTCCGGAGGCTTAAGAAGATATTCAGGGACTTGCCCAAGGATACTCAGGCAATAGTGCTGCCGATCATTCGGAATGTGGCCTTCATGACCGTGACGCTCGATGATCTGCAGGAGACCATCAACAAGGACGGGGTCGTCGTCGAATATCAGAACGGAGAAAACCAGTGGGGGACGAAGAAGAGTCCGGAGGTCGATGTTTACAATACGATGATAAAGAACTACAACACCACCGTCAAACAGCTCGCTGAATTCCTTCCAAAGGGGTCAGATGATGACGAGGCCAACGACATCATGAAATTTGCGATGAAATCGAGAAAATGAACTGGCCAAGAAAGTACCTGGAAGAAATAAGAAGCGGCGACGAGGTGGTTTCCCAAAAGGTGCGGGCGGTGTACGAGAGGGAGGTCGGTTGGATGGACAATCCGCCGGAGAAATTTCCCTATTATTTCGACGAGGCCGCGGGCGGGCGCCCGATCGAGTTCATCGAGAGGTATTGCAAACATTCGAAGGGCAAGATGGCCAGGCAGCTGATACGGCTTGAGCTTTTCCAAAAGGCCAAGATCCAGCTGGCATACGGCTGGAAGGAAAAAGACACGGGCCTGCGGAGGATTCGTGAGGTTGTGGACATCCGGGGAAGGAAGTGCGGAAAGTCCACGGAGACCGCGGGCATTGAGCAGTATTCACTCATTGCTGACGGGGAGACGGGCGCCGAAATATACTGCACGGCAAACAAGCTTGACCAGGCTAAGCTGATTTTCAACGAAGCGGCAAACATGAGGATACAATCGAAGGCCCTGAGATCGGTGACAAAGAAACGCCAGTCGGACATCTATTTCCCGGCGGCGTTTTCTTTCATAAAGGCGATAGCGTCGGACACGAAGACGATGGACGGGCTGAACGCCCACTTCTTTTCGCTGGACGAGTTCCACGAGGCCAGGACAAGCAAGATTTACGATGTTATGAAGCAGAGCCAGGGCTCGCGGGAGCAACCGCTTGCCTGGCTGATATCCACCAACGGTTATGTAAGGGAAATGTTCTTCGACGAGACATACGACTACTGCTCCAATGTGGCCCTTTGGACAGAGGGCTTCGAGGATTACGAAACGCTGCCCCTCATTTACGAGCTGGACGACCGCAAGGAATGGACAGACCCGACTTGCTGGGCCAAGGCAAACCCTGGGCTTGGCAGCATAAAGAGCTTCAAGGCGCTGGCGTCCCATGTGGCAAAGGCGAAAAGGCAGCCGAAGTTTTTGCCGACGGTTTTGATCAAGGATTTCAACATCCCGGAGAACACGGCCGAGAATTGGCTGTCATATGAGACGGCCGTCAATGAGAAAACGATAGA